ACAGTTGCACTATAAAGTGTTCGTGTACCCCCCAAATAGACTGCTGGATAAAAATCATTCATAAGTCCAATCGCCCAAACAGAATTATAACCATTATCACCTATGAATAAATTTTGTGCAGATGAACCAGTATTACCATTAAGTGCTGTTACATTATACCAAAATTCAATTGTAAAGGGATTTGTCCCAAAACTGAAATCACTATGAGAAGTAACCTCCAATCTATCGCCATCACCATCAAAGAAAATCGAAGTATCACCTATTTTTTCATCATCAGTAGAATGTTCGGTACTACCACTAGCAGTTATTATGTGTTTCGTTGCCGTGCTTGAAAAATCCAAATGCCAGCCGTTGGATCCAAATGTTAAAGAAGAAGGATCTTTTGGTTTCCACTCACCGAAGGTTCCTGATTCACCAAAATCATCAGCATCATATGCAGTCCCATCAATAAATATATGTTCAGCTATATATCCATCAAACCCAGTGCCATTACCATTAGTTTTAGCACCGATAGAATGGACTACATTATTGTTTACATCGTTTTCTGAATCCTCACTAGGGTAAGCCCCTGATCCCCACGCTGGAATACCATTTAATAGGGCAGTCGAATCTACTTGTTCGCCATTAATATAAAGTTTAATTCTATTCGTGTCCGTACCTTGAGTTGTATCCACAGCTAAAACATAGTGCATCCAAGCACTAGGATCTCGTAAGATACCAGGATATGCCCCAACCCAATTCTGGCTACCAATATGTTGAAGACCTATTTCATCTCCACCGCCACTACGAATAAAGACAGTACCATCGTTGTTAGCGGAAAAAACATACATATGCTCGGAATCTGAAATATTAGCTCGCTTAAACCAAAACGATACAGTCCAAGTTTTGCGGTTACCTGCCGAACCAGGAGTCCAGTGCATATAAGATTCATCAGCTTCTTTGAACCGACAGGAGTTGTCGATGGAGTAGCCAGTATCAGCTAAAGTTTGTGTAGGAGGAATTATTAATGGCATTATGAAATAGCCATGTTAAGGTTTCTGCCCATCTCTTGCCAACAAGCACCGTTGTATCTGAATACAAGATGATCTACTTTGTCTGTAGTAGAAGTAAAAGTTGGAGCCGTACTTGCGGCAAACTCAAACACTGTATTAAACGCCATCGTATGACTGCCACCGTATTTTATGTTTAGGGAAATGAACGCTCCAGTTGCTGGATTTGATGGAACTCCAATCGTGGTATTCTCAGTTGTCAAGTGGTAAGCATTGGGAGCCGCCTGTGCATCCCAAGCAGTAGCATTGGAAGATGATGTGATTGCTACTTGCGGATAATCTGCACGATCATTAAAGTTGATGATGCCAGTCCCGTTACAAGTAAAATCAATATCTCCATCTGCTCCATCTGTAATTTGAATTGTTCCAGAATTTGTGCCACTATTTGTATTTAAGATTAAATCTGTAGTTCCCCCTGTAGTTACCGTAAG